TTCCGCCCTGCACGCTCACGGTAATGTCCTGCGGGCACGAACCGCCGCCAAAGCCAAGAACCTCCGCGGCATACGTGAGCGCCTTGGAAGTCTTGGGAATCTCACCCTCCGGAACGTCCATCTCCGCGCAACCGACCGTCTTGTCTTCGGCCTTGCACTCAGGCTCTTTTTCTTCGGTCTCCGTGCTGGTCTCAGTGGTGCCGTCGCTGTAGACGGTGGTGGAAGTCGTCGTCGTCGTCTGCGTCACCGTCACGGTGTTGTTGTTATAGGTAGTGTTGTAGTTGTTCGTGGTCGTGGTCGTCTTGGTGCCCGGCGTGCCGTCCGCCTTCTGCGCGGGCTCCTGTTTGGTCGTGGTATCACCCGCGACGGTGGATGGGCCAGTGACCGTAGGGGAGGCATGCTCGACGGACTCACCATTGTTGATGGCATCCGCAAGCGCCGCGTTCGCCTTAGTAGGCCAGCCAGACATGCTGGCAATCTTGTCCTCAAGCTCCTGCAAAGACGCCTCAACCTCCGGGGCCGTGCCAGTGTCGACCGCACGCGTACGGCCCCCAACCACCGTACTAGCGGACGTCCATGCGCCGCCGTTGTAGCTGTACTGATAGGTACACCGCCCGTACGGATAGCTACTGTTCGTGGTCGGGTCGTAGGCCTTGTTGCGCAGCGAGTAACCCGCAGGAGGCGACAGCGCAAAGGCCGAATCGCAGGCAGCGGACGCGGTGCGGTAATAGAGGCCGGTCGTCTGTCCCAAAACGTCGGCCTTGTATTCGTAGCACGGAGACGTGGTGCACCACCCCGCCGTCGGATCGGGCTTCATCCAGTCAATCTGGCCGTCGCCGTCGATGTCTTTGCCGATGTAGCCGAGGTCTTTTAGCAGGTCATAAATCGCCATGCCCGCAGTCACCGGATAAAGCATCTTGCCTGCGAAGGTGCCAATGGCACGCGCCGCACTGCCCGCCCCACTTTTGGGGATGCGCCCCGTCACATCGACGGGAACGGAACGACCGTTGGAGCCTGGAATCGGCAGCGTACCGCGAGCCTTTGCATAAGGGCCGGAACTGTCGCCGCCCATGGAGTACGGGCCAGCCTTCGCCGACCCGCCGCCGTAGTTGTAGTCATCAACCCAGCCAATGTCACCAGGTCGCGGCTTCGCGTCGCCGAAGGTCCAAGACTTGCCGGAGCCGAGGACTTCGAAGCCGCCGTAATTGGTGCGCGTGAGCGAACCCGCGTGAGCCGTGCCGAGGACTAGCCCCAGCAGACCCACAAGAGCAGCAGCAGCCCACCGGCGAAAAACATTTCCTGCGGATTGAACATGGTCAGCCATTGTCGGAATTGAAAAGTGCGTAGATGCGTTTGAGACCCCAGACGGCCGCCAGCGCCGCCATGAAACCCCACCACATCCCCATGAGGTCGTCCGCGTTCTCCACGGTGATGGGCGCGCTCTCCACGACCAGCGTCACGGTGCACTCACCGGTGCAGCTGGTCGTCTGGATCGGGTCCATGGAGAGCGCCCGGGCGGATTACAGCCAGCCGAACTTGGCGCCCAGCTTGCGCAGGCCCCAAAAGGCGATGAACGCCACGATGACGGCGGTCACGACCGTCACCAGATCGGCGCCGGCCGAGGTGATGGCCGTAGTCACGCCTTCCGGCACCGCAGCGTGCGCGCCGCCGATGGTGGCGAGGACGAACGCCGGAATGGAGGCGAGGCGAAGGGCGATTTGCTTTTTCATGAGAACACTCCTACCGCAGGGATTGAAAAACCTCACGCTGCCGCTGCGGAGCCAGCGCGGAGGAAGGAAAACGGGCCGTCCGGCTGGATGCCGGTCGGGGGATGAGTGACGACGCGCACAAGGCGCGCAAGCGAGCCTCCGCGACCGGCGAGAGCCCACTCCGATGCGTAGTGAGTGCCGCCAATATCCCAGCCGCCGCCGACTGCTCGACGGACACGGGTGAAGATGTCAGCACGCGCCTGCACGAAACGAGGGCGATTGATCCAAGTACGGCAACGCCGACCAACAGACCCCATGCCACCAACGCCATAGCACCTTGCCCCCTTCGGAAAACTGTCCTTGCTGTCGAACTTGCTGGCGTACTTCATGACGTACCGCACCGGCGCAACCGCCAGAACAACATTCGTCATGCCGTGAGGCCACCAGCCCTTCTCATCGAGGTGCAGCGAACTCGCGTGCACACCCTTGGGGAGCCACACCACCACGTGGTAATGCGGGCGGAACTCGCCCTTCCTGCCTCCCGAAAGACGCGCCTTCGTTTCCATCACCCAGACATACCGCAGCGCGCCGCCGTAGGTGCGCGCCACCCACTTACGCAGATGCGCGATGCAGGCTTTCACGTGCCCGGGGGACCACTCCACATCGTCCCGATAGGTGAGGGTCAGCATCCAAGCGTGCCCTTCCCCCTGAGACAGCCACTTGGCAGCGACCCCGAGGTTCTTGCGCAGGCGAGTGCAACGGGCTTCCACGGTGTCAATCGTGATGACCTCCGCCGTCACCCTGCCCTCGCGGAGATCGTTGAACCGATCCCGCGAAGTCTCCATACGCCGGGGGCCAACGCCCGGGGCAACACGAAGGCCCTTGCGGGGCGTTTCCCCCTTGTTGATGCTGGGGACAAGCCCCCCAGCGCCGCTGCGCGGCGCCTCCCCGGTGCCAGAGTGCAGCCTCATGCCGAGCACCCGCACTCGATGCGCCAGCAACCATGCTCGTCGCACACGGGCAGATGCCGCGTGAGCAGCGAGCGCGCCCAGCGAGATAGGCCGCAGCCGTCGCAGTAGACGCCCCAGCGCGAATCAGTGAGATAGCCGCGCCTCATGCCGCGCCGACCTTCCGCGCGTACTTCATGACGTAGCGAGCAAGGCGAACACGGCGGCACTGACCCGACACCGCAACGAGGTCGCCAAAGTCGTTGACGACCTGAACGATGTGCCCGGAGTACCCGGCGATGCGAAGATGCCAGCGCGACCCGATGCCGCCGCGCCACTGCTTGAACGACGACGAGTTCATGCCATAAACCCGATGAGGTGCGCAGCTTGCGCGCGCAGTTGATCGAAGGCCCAAAGGTCGCGCGACGACAGGCGATCCTGTTCCTCCGCACTCCAAGAGCACCACGATGCGAGCAACCGGAGGTAGCGGGCTTGCCTGCTCACATGCCCTCCCCGCTCACCGGCACCCCGTGCCGGGTGTAGGTCACATCGAGCCCACCGTCAGCCGTGAACGCAGCTTCAACCGCGTCCGGCGCATCGTGAGCGTCCGAGGTCTGGGCCTCAGCCAGCAACGAGCGCAAGGCAGCCTCTACGGCCACCAAGCGCGCAGCGTGGTATGCGTCCACCATGAGAGGGTGTCCCCCGCTCAGGACTTCGACGCGATCGGGACCAGCTTGGGAGCCACCGCGAGCCGACCTTGACGATCGACGTACAGCGAGGCGGGGGACAAGGTGTAGTCGCCGGGAACGAAGGGCGACTGGCCAGCGTCGAGGATCACCTCCGACTTTTCCGGGAACGGAAGGGCCTTGCCGTTCTCGTCAGCGACGTGACAATAGACGGTCTGGATGTTGAGGTCGTAGGGCTTCTGGCTGGTCTTGCCGATGCCCTTCATGTTGCGAACCGGCAGGGCCGGAACGGTGATACGGATCATATTGTGGCTCCTAGAAACGTCAGACATGTTCTGACGCCCGGAGCGTAGCTCAGCCGGAGGTGGACATGGAACTTACTAAAACACTTATTGACAGGGCGGCGAAAGTATGCGGGTCGCGGTCCAAGCTTGCCGGGAAACTCGGCGTATCGCGTCAACTGCTGACGGATTGGAAGATGGGGAAAAGCGTTCCCACAGAGGTGCACATCGGAAAGATGGCCATCATCGCGGGCGTACGCATCGAAGAAGCGTTGCTAGCCAGATCGCAAGATCAACTTGCGAAAACAGAGGAAGGCCGCCAAATTCTCGACGTGATGAAGGGGGGTTTTTTGGCTGGCGGGCCGGAGATTTTCGTCACTTCCGCAACAGAGAGCGTTGGGGAATTGCGTCAGAAGGTGATTGACGGAATATGCATCGTATTAACTGCGGGATGGCACAAGGGCCGCAGTCTGTTTTCTAGGACGATGAAACCGGCATCGGTGGCTTGAGATTGTGCCCACGTTCCGACACCACAGGAGCACTAGCGCCAGGTGAAGGCGCGGACGGCACCGACGAAACAGGCTCCGGCCGGTTCAGCGGGTACCCCGCCGAACGTTCACCATGGGGCGATGCCCCATACCCCCCCAGGACATACGAAACGCGGTGCGATGCTTCCCGGCACTCGTTTTCCTCGACATTGATCCGTTCCCCGGTCTGCCCGAAACACTCACACCTCGAGGCCGACGCAATACACCCCATGTGCACCGGCCCGGCAGGAACCGCAGCAGCGACCGAAGGAGCGGACGCCGCCGCCAGCGGCCCCGGCAGACCGTGCGGCGCTGCGCTGGCCCGGTCTGCCGGGGCCGCTGTCGTCGTCTTCCCGGAAGATGTCCGCTTAGCGTATTCCTCACCCTTGCCGGTGATCCGTTGCCAGCTGTTCGGCACCTGATAGGCCGCGAACGCGAGCGCCGCCAGCACGACATAGACCAGCGTCGGCACCTTGCGCGGTTGCTTCGTGTGAGCGTCCGCAGAGTGATAGAGCTGATAGACCTTCTTGTCGTAGCGGAACGGGCGTTTCTGGATCGCCTTGGAGTACAGACGAGACTTCGACACCTCATCCCACTCGTAAACGATAGCCAGCGGCATCATGGCAATCCGCCGCACGTGCAGATGGCGCCCGATCAGGCCCTCAATGTGGCCGTCGAAGCTGAATTTCTGGGTGATGAGGATGAAGTCCACCCCCATATGCCGGTGTGTGTCCATGGCCGACACATCGGGCGGCACCGGCGAACCGTTCGCGCGCTTCGGCCAGATGCGCTGGAACTCGTCAACGACCAGGATGGCACCGACCGGCGCCCACTCATGCCAGTTGTGCCAGCCCTTCTTGTTGCTGCCGTCCGGCTGGCTCCAGCCGCCCTTGGTGCCGTGATCCCAGCCAGGACCAGCCTCGACCAACTCATGGTCGATTTGAAAACCCTTGATGTTGGTGAACAGCCTCCGCTTGACAGTGTGAGTCTCGCCATCCGCGTCGATATACGTCACCTCCTGACCGAGCATGGGAAGGATGAGGCTCTGAATCGCGTAGAGGGTCTTTCCGGCGCCCGGCGTACCGGTGATGAGGGTTTGCATAGTGTGGCTCCTACGAAGGGCTTGGCGGCGCTATCCCGGGTTAGTGCCGAGGATCTTGGTTGCGGACTGGATCTGCCAGAGCATGAGCTTGGTCGTACAGGCGCCGAGAATGATCCCGAGGCCCTGCGCGCCACCAGCCAGAAGAAAAAGATTGAGCATCTCAGGAGAGAGCAGCCCGAGTGCGCTAGTCGCCTGCGACTTGAGGTTATCGGTGATGGCCTGAAGGCCGGTGATGGACACCACGGAAAAGCCCAAGGCGACCAGCGCCTTGGCGAGCATCGGCTGAAGCATCGCAAGCAGCCACGTTCCAAGCCGCATCAGTCCACCCTCCCCGGTCCGCCCGGAATCAAAATGATGTACGCCGCCCAGAGGGAAAGCAGAAGAACGACGGGCTTTACGTACCCGCTCACCAACTCGCAACCCTTGGCATAAGAAAACACCTTCAGCGAGGTTCCGCCCTGCACGCTCACGGTAATGTCCTGCGGGCACGAACCGCCGCCAAAGCC